GGGGCTCAAGATAAAGAGTATCACACGGAGCACATCTCCTGGGTACCCGTATATCGTTGAGCACAAGAATGGCAAGAAGGATTTCTTTGGCTATGATGCCGAGTTTGACTTGACTTCTGAGGCCTGTGGCGAATTGCGGGCGCGAGTGGACCATATCATTAGCGAAGCCGCTAAGGGCGTTCGCTTGGGTCACTTGTTTACTGACTTTTTGAAGGATGAGACGCGACCACATGCCAAGGTGGATATTGGTGCTACGCGCATTATCAGCGCCGCACCGTTGGATTATGTTGTTGCGTTTCGTATGTACTTTGGGGCCTTCATGGCTGCGATGTTTCGGTACCACACCGAAAGTGGTATGTGTCCGGGCATAAATCCATACAATGAGTGGTTTATGCTTGCAACCAAGTTGTGCTCCAAAGGAAAGAAGGTTTTTGATGGTGACCACAAGCGGTTTGATGCAAATGAACAGCCGGGAGTACACTGGGCTATTCTTGAGTTCATCAACAGTTGGTATGGTAACGAGCCTTTGGACAACCGTATTCGTGCTGTCCTTTTCATGGACTTGATTCATTCGCGGCATGTGACTGGTGACGGAGTTCACCAGAAACACGTCGTCCAGTGGAACAAGTCCTTGCCAAGTGGTCATCCAGGTACCACCATCATCAACTCCTTATACTCCCTTATCACCCTGACAGGGTGTTACATTCACCTTACGGGTGACAGTCGCGATATGTGGAACTCTGTGTATCTCGCCACTTTTGGTGATGATAACATAGTGAATGTTTCGGACGAGGTAGCCGACGTCTTTAATCAGGTTACCGTCGCCGACGCGATGCGCGATTTGTATGCTCTTGAGTATACACCCGGCTCAAAACAAGGTGAGCTCGTTCCTTACACCACCTTGGACAATTGCACTTTCCTGAAGCGCACATTTGTTTGTGACGCTGAGGGATCAGGTGGTTGGGTTGCTCCTCTCGACCCAGCAAGTTTCTTGTACACGTCCTATTATTATAGGAACCCACGTGATGTTACAGGAGAGATGAGGAAAGCTCTGGAGGACATGTTTGGAGAACTGTCTCTTCATAGCGTCGATTTCTGGGATAAATGGTTTCCGGTAGGCAGGGATCTGCTCAGAGAGAGCGGAACTGACAGTGTTTACACTAGTCGTGCCGGCTACCGGGCATACATGAAGGCCAGGATTGATGCTTGGTTTTAAGGCCATATACGGCTGTGAACAAGTAAATGAGTGGTAATCCCTCTTGTTCATGGTGTCAGGATACCTTCTCCCTTGCTCTTTAGCTTACTACTCAGACTGAGTCAGAGAAGGATTACCCTTTGTGGCTGTTGAGGTAACGCCACATAGTACATGCCTCGCTACAACTACTGATAAAAATACGCACGAGTTACGCGACAGTGAACTCAGATGTGATGAGTTTCAAGGCATTTCCCTTGAACCTAAGGATGAGATTATTGGTGTTGCCAATATACCCAATGAGGCATGTACCACGGTTGCCATAGGCATAACTGAGAAGACTTCTTTTATAGAGCCAACTCCAGCTTATCAAGATTTGCTTGAGTACTTGGCACGACCCCGGCTTATATTGTCTGGTAGCGTGCCTACCACTCGGGGGTTGGTTTTGTCAAGGTATATAAATTGGACCAATTTACAGGTTTGGTTTCCTGGTATACAGACTAGGTTGGCCGGTGTCCAAGGTATAAGGTTTAAGACGAAGTTCACTTTAACGGTGGCTTCGACTCCTTTTCAACAAGGCTTGTTAGCAAGCAGCTTTCAATACGGAGTTGAAAATGGTGATTTAACGGTTTATCCCCGTTGTAATAATTCAGCTTTTGTAACCAATTTACCACATGTCCTACATGACTTGGCTGAGACCACTATGTCCATTTTAGACGTACCATTTTTGTATACTTTTGAGTTTATGCAAATATTTGGTGGAGCTGGATCAGTGGTTTCTACGGGTGGTGATATGGGCGTTTACGCGCTTAATGTCATCATGCCGTACCGTGTTATAGCTGGTGTTAATGCACCCACTTATAAGCTCATGGTGTCTCTTCATGATGTTGAACTTGTTGGCTCAACGGCATTAGGCGGACCTGGCATTTTGATTCCGCAAGCTGGTAAGGCTGGCAAGCGTGCCAATCCTATTGTTAAGGAGGAAGAGACAGTACGCGGCAGTGATACTGTGTTAGCATTGTCCACTAAAATTAGGACCATTTCTTCTTATATTCCTTTTCTCAGTTCAATAGGTTCCACAACGTCGAATGTTTTGGATGTTGGTGCAAACATAGCCAAGGTGTTTGGCTATGCTAAACCTCCTTTAACAGAGCCCCCAAATCGTATGTTTCCCACCCCGTTTATTGGTGAAGGTAATGTCGATATGGATGATGCTAGTTTTGTGTTAGCGCCTTTCCAAAGCAACCGCGTTGCAGTTGATTCGACTGTTGGTGGGACAGACGTTGATGAGATGGCTTTGCAGTATGTTATTGGCAAATATGGCCAAATATTTTCTGGTACTTTTGCCAATACAGATGTTACAGGTACCCCATTGTATGTGACCCAGGTGTGTCCTACCAATTTTTGGTTTAGGACTAACACTGGTAGACCGGGCGGCAATTTTCCTTTGCCTGCTGGGGCTACTGCGACTACTAATTCCATAGCCATGTCACCATTAGCTTACACAGCTTCCTTTTTCAGGTATTGGCGGGGCACTATGACGTTCCGTTTTACTTTTTCTAAGACTAAGTTTCATGGTGGACGAGTTATAGCCGGGTTTATACCTTATTTTGAGGATAGCACTGCTAATAACGTCCTCAGTTTGACTGCTCCTTCCATGGAGGTTTTAGGTGGTTTGCCTCAGCCTTTTAGTTACTGCGAAATCTTCGATTTACGCGATGCTTCTACTTTTGAGTTGAAGGTACCGTATATATCGCCCACTCCATTTTCGAGTGTTCAAGGCAGTATTGGAGGTGTTAGTATGTTTGTACTTGATCCTTTGATTACGGCAGGGGAGATTTCCTCGACAGTTGATTATTTGGTCGAGGTTAAGGCAGAAGACGATTTTGAGTTTTCTTGCCCAGCACCACCTATGTTTTCCTTGGCCACACCTAACCCTAATTCTACGGCTGTGGCTTTTTACCAGTCGGGAGATGGAGGTATTAAGCAAGTGCATGAACCAGTTTCTCAGTACACTACTGGTGAGTGTATTCTTTCTTTCAAGCAATTGATGATGTTACCTACTTATATAACTGGTGATGTTGCCAATTTGTCTATTAATAATACAAATTTGTTTCCCTTTTGGGTGGGTAATAAGTTTACCATGGCTACGCCATTTCCTAATGGCACAACAGCCGTGTTTGCGTTCACTCGTAGTGCCACAATAGCTGCTATGTACGCTTTTGCTACTGGATCTACTACACACCATGTTTATATGTTTAATCCTGGTGCTAATGGTTTGGAGATGAATATTGGAGCTATAGCTGTCGATAATGGA